TTCTCTGCCGCGTTCCGATGATTGATATTCTCTCCTTGCTGATACTCGATGTGGCAATCCCGCGCGCTCTTTGTCATATTCAGCCAGGCAAGCCCGGCAAGCGGCAGTTAATCCATCTCTGGATGCTCTTCTGATTTGAAAGTCCCTTTCTTCCTTCTGTTGATGGCATCTTGAGCAGATTTTCATATTCAGCTCCTAGAACGGAATATCCGAATCGTCGAAGTTCATAGGTGGTTCGCTGTGATTTCCATGCTGCTGAGGTTGCTGTCTTTGTTGATGACCGTTATTTCGCTGAGGTGAAGACTGTTCATTGCCTCCTTGCTTGCCACCAAGCATTTGCATGGTTCCACCAACGCCCACGATGACTTCGGTAGTGAACCGATCCTGTCCACTTTGATCCTGCCATTTTCTTGTCCGCAATTTGCCTTCAAGATAAACATCAGAGCCTTTTCGCAGATATTCGCTGGCAATTTCTGCCAGTTTCCCGCTCATTACCACGCGGTGCCACTCCGTCTGCTCCTTTTGCTCTCCAGTTTTCTTATCACGCCATTGTTCTGACGTAGCAACGGTAAGGTTTGCAAATGCCGTTCCTGATGGTGAATATCTGATTTCTGGATCATGCCCAAGGCGACCAATAATGATCACCTTATTTACGCCTCTGCTTGCCATTTATGCCGCCTGTTTTAGTTCGTTAACTCTGATGTTCATTACCTGAACGCATTTAGCCTGCGCCTCCTCGTTGCCAGCCATTAATTGCCAGTCACGCTGATAACGCTCGATGAGTTTTTTCTTGTCAGTTTCTGTTGACGCATAATCGCTGAAGTCTTTCAGGATTTGTTCGCAGTCAACCGATGGAGATTTCTGGTTGGTATTTTCTGGTGATGGTTTGTTATCTGATGCTGGGATTGCCCATCCCGGCAGCGATGGAGGGAGCCAGTAAAATCCTGTTCCATCCTTCAGTTTTGCCCTGTGCCACCCCTGCTTTTTATCGAGAGATGTTTGTGCGAAACCTTCCTCAAGGTTATACAGATACCGACCGATTCCCCACTGAACGGCAGCACGCTTCATTGCACCTGAACGACCACCTTTGACGGCTTCTACCTGCGTGTTTTCAGCAGCATCCCATTTGGTTACCCATTCGGAATCAATCCTGATTGATATGCCGCATTCAACGCCTCCGTTGTTGGGAATATCGCGGTATTCATTGCGCCATCCTGCTTTGCCGCAAACATCGTCCAGGCGTTTCATGATTGCCCTGTTCGTGACATAAGCCAGCACCATAGCCCACACTTTTCCATCGCGTGTTTTACCGCTTTGCTGTATTCGCCATTCGATATCTTCAGGGCTGAATGGCTCATCGAATTTATTCAAATCCATAATTCACCTCAGAATGGTAATTCGGATGGGGAGGAAAGAAATTCGCGCTCATTCATGCGCTCTCTTTGTGCTTGCCATAAACAAAGTTGTTTCTTTGATTTATCTCCCGCTTTACGCCAGTAACGAGCCTCAGCAATGTGATATTCTCTTTTTAATCGACTTAACTCTGGAGTTTTCGCCAGCTCTACCGGAATCATTTAGACCTCCATTTTCTGTAGGCTTCGACGGCCTCACGAAACATCTTTTCATCGCCAATAAAAGTGGCGATAGTGAATTTAGTCTGAATAGCCATAAGTGTTTTATCCATTTTTTGGAACTCCTGGCTGATTAAGTACGTCGATGAGTCGTTTCCATCCGTCACGTAATTTACGGGTGATTCGTTCAAGTAAAGATTCATTTAGTTGGAAGGCACCCATGCGAGCGCCTCCCGCGATTGCGTAAATCATGGGTGGTTCCTTATGTTGGTTTTATTAGTAGGTTATTTTTGTTGCGAATACTTCGCCTTTTACGATGGCTGTTATGATATTTTTAGCAACATCTTCTGATGCGCCAACCTTGATAAGGTCAGCAAGTATTTTGTTATTTACTTCTTTCCGGTGAGCTTTATCCTTTGCTCTGTGCTCTTCTTCGTCCTTGATTCTTTTTTCTTCTGCGATTCTGGCTTGCTCTTTTGCTTCAGCCTCGCGACGGATTCGTTCAGCCTCCTCCTGTGCTTTTCTGCGTTCTGCTTCAATTGCTGCCTGCTTTTCTTTTTCAGCTCGTTCTGCTGCCTCTTTTGCTTCGCGCTGTGCTCGTTGCTCGGCTTCAATGCGTTCACGCTCTGCACGTTCCGCTGCGGCCTTAGCCTCTGCTTCTCGTCTTGCTGCTGCTTCAATTTCTGCTTTTGCCTTTGCTTCGGCTTCTGCTCTGGCTTTCTCTTCAGCTTCTCTTTTTAAGCGTTCTTCATGCTCTCGCTTTTCCTGCTCCGCTTTGAGTCTTGCCTCTTCTCTTTGGCGGTCAAATTCGCGATCCATCAAAATCGCTATTTCATGGTCAGACTCAATTTGCTTTGCGAGAGCTTCAGCTGCTGCCTTAGCTTCTTCTTCGGCTTTAATCCGTGCCTGTTCATCCTCATAATCAGTAAGAGGCTGGCGTGCCTTGGCTTTCAGCTCATCAAGTCGATCACGCACTGTCTTGCGGTTGGCATCAATTAGCTTTGGAATTTCCTTCAGTTCAGCAACAAGGTCTTTGCCAAGACCATCGAGATATGTTTTCGTCTGCGCAACTTTATACGCCAGAGAAGCGATCTCCTTTCTGCCCTTTGCCGTTGTGATATCAGGCACAAAGGACATAACTTCACGTTCAACCTTTTGAAGGATTTCTTCAATCTGGTCGGCAGACTGAAATACAGTCATTGCATTTGCTTTTTCAATAACAACTAAATCTGTTACTTCACTCATATATCCTCCATCAAAAAAAATTGCCCTCACACTGGAGGGCAAAGAAGATTTCCAATAATCAGAACAAGTCGGCTCCTGTTTAGTTACGAGCGACATTGCTCCGTGTATTCACTCGTTGGAATGAATACACAGTGCAGTGTTTATTCTGTTGTTTATGCCAAAAATAAAGGCCACCATCAGGCAGCCTTGTTGTAAATGTTGCAGGTATCAAGTAAGTAATTAGATGGAGCGCCATAAATTATGAATTCATCGTTTGTCGGGTCCATCTCCATCTCTTGGCCTATTGCCATTCTTGCGTCAGTGTCATCAGCGGCGAAGCATAAAACAGCCCACGCACCCATTGTTTTAAAAAGAACTGCAATTGGCTGTGGTTTTACTGAATTTGCGTTAGCGCGAAAATCACAAATCGCACTTTCATGAAACTCCATATCTCACCTCAAATAAGTGGTTTGCTTGCAATAAAAAACCCGTCTTGGACGGGTTGATTACCATTTCTTTTTGGGGTTTCGTTGATGGGCGTGATTGACAACTTTAAACATTGCATCTCCACCAGAATTATTGTCAATCTCTGTCTTTTCGTGAGCTACTGCTAATTCAGCTGCTTTTTCACCCCTCACGGCAGCCAATCCTCCTTTTTCCAAAATCTCTGCCTTTCTCTCCTCCCGGCTCTTGTTTTCCTTCTCTGCTCTTTCTGCCTTCCTGGCCTCTCTGCGGCGGTTCCTGCTATTATCTCTCGCTGGCTTGATTGTTATGCTAGGCTTCATTTTTACCTCGCTGTAATTAGTTTTTGCCTTCTGTAACCAGCAGCATACAGTGCAACTTCAGGCAAACAAACGCTTCCGCTATTCGCATCTGTATTTGATTTGCTAATGATGCCGAGTGATATTGCTTTTTCAGAAATGCTTAAACGCTTTCTCGGGGCTTCCTGAACAGGTTCCTCACTGTCTGTGCCGAAGATCGAATCGATGATGTTGCATATAGCATCACGCTCGATAGCCAGCTTTCTGCGCCGCTCATGACGGCGAGTTTTGGCATTTCCTGCAAATGTTGATTTTCCGTACACGATTACCGTCATGATATTTTCCTCATGTGAAATGGCTTTGGTGGTGATGCGCCAGGTGCTGATCTTCTGGTTGCTGTCGTTGCAGCTGCAATTCACATCACCGCCAAACCCATCTCGTTTGGTATCTGTTTGCGCTTTGTCAGCGCCCCATCGAAGTTAAAGAGCATGCCAATCTGTTCCGTTTGGCTACCAGCGTCCTGCTGATGTGTTTAGTATCACCGCTAGTGGTATGCTTGTCAACACCGCCAGAGATAATTTATCACCGCAGGTTGTTATATGTATGTTTTTTATATAGATTTATTTTTTGCCGGGGTGTGTTGCTGTGGTGGTGTGATCGAGAGATCAGAATTGCGATGTTTAGTGAGTTGTATCTATTTATTTTTCAATAAATACAATTGATTATGTTTTTTATGTGGACGATCGTGAGGCAAAGAAAACCCGGCGCTGAGGCCGGGTTGTATATTATTTAATTTCTTTTTCCGGTAAATACATTGTCATTTGAACAGGTTTCTTTCCATAGTGTTGAGCTACTCGACTTCTTAGCTCATGCATGGTGTCGCATGTTTTTGCGACCCCAATAACCTCCCAGCACCTTGATACAAGCTGCCTTACACCTAGGTTCTCGGTTAACTGTCTATGCCAGTGAACTCCTGCCGCAGGCTTGTTTTCTTTAAGATATTTAGCCACATCTTCGTCAAGAGTGTCATAAATTAACTCTATAACTAATTTCCCCCACCATTTGGGCCTTGATTGCAATGGGGTGCTCCATCCTGTCAATCTACCAAATTCTTCCCATAACTCATCAGGAAATGTTTTTTCCCATGCTCTTAGTTCCTCAGCGATGAACGCCCTGAGTTTTACTTGGAGAGCATCCTCTGCGCGCTCATACTGATACCCAGTAGCCTCATCAATTAGAGCATCTAACCCAGTCCTAGTTAAACCCGCTGTTAATACAGCGCATTTAATTGCTATTTCTCGCTGTCTATCTGTCAATGGCGCGCCTTTGTATAGCGCCTGTACATAGCCGCGACAAATCAATTCAAATTGCTCAGTCTTAAGTCCTTGGCTCTTAAATTGGGTTCCTGGTATGGAAAACTCTATGAGTTCGGCCAGGACTAAGTCTTTGTCTATAAAGCCATTAAGTGAGCTAACGCCAATAAATTTAGCCAGGTCTCCTGACTCCGCATTGGCAATTGCTTTTACAGTTGCTCGCAAAGCTATAACACGATGTCCAGTGTCAAGCACATAGCAATCAATACTTTCACCACCTAAGTCGATCTTCCCCTTCCATTTTGCGAATGGGGATGGTAATTGCTGTAAATCATCATGTTCCATTAATTGAATTACCCTTTTTCGCTGCGTTGAATCATCCAAACGTCTCTTCAGGCCACTGGCTGGCGATAACTTTCCCCACAACGGAACAACTCTCATTGCATGGGATCATTGGGTACTGTGGGTTTAGTGGTTGTAAAAACACATGACCGCTATCCCTGATCAGTTTCTTGAAGGTAAACTCGTCACCGCCAAGTCTGGCTATGCAGAAATCTCCTGGCTCAACAGCCTGCTCAGGGTCAACGAGAATTAACATTCCGTCAGGAAAGCTTGGCTTGGATCCTGTTGGCGCGGTCATGGAATTACCTTCAACCTCAAGCCAGAATGCAGAATCACTGGCTTTTTTGGTTGTGCTTACCCATCTCTCCGCATCACCTTTGGTAAAGGTTCTAAGCTCAGGCGAGAACATCCCGGCCTGAACATGAGAAAAAACAGGGTACTCATACTCACTTCTAAGTGACGGCTGCATACTAACCGCTTCATACATCTCGTAGATTTCTCTGGCGATTGAAGGGCTAAATTCTTCAACGCTAACGTTGAGAATTTTTGCAAGCAATGCGGCGTTATAAGCATTTAATGCATTGATGCCATTAAATAAAGCACCAACGCCTGACTGCCCCATCCCCATCCTGTCTGCGACAGATTCCTGGGATAAGCCAAGTTCATTTTTCTTTTTTTCATAAATAGCTTTAAGGCGACGTGCGTCCTCAAGCTGCTCTTGTGTTAATGGTTTCTTTTTTGCGCTCATACGTTAAATCTATCACCGCAAGGGATAAATATCTAACACCGTGCGTGTTGACTATTTTACCTCTAGCGGTGATAATGATTGCATGTACTAAGGAGGTTGTATGGAACAACGCATAACCCTGAAAGATTATGCAATGCGCTTTGGTCAAACCAAGACGGCTAAAGATCTCGGCGTATATCAAAGCGCGATCAACAAGGCCATTCATGCAGGCCGAAATATTTTTTTAACTATAAACGCTGATGGAAGCGTTTATGCGGAAGAAATAAAGCCCTTCCCAAGCAACAAAAAAACAACTGCATAAGTAACACCGCTCTTTATCAATCTGCACCGCCGACAACGCGGTAACTAATTAAGCACTCATCGAAAGATGAGTATTAGTGATTATTTACCTATGGAAATAGTAAGAAATGGAACAAACAAGTTACAGCAAACTATCACAGCGCGACGTTGATCGCGCTGAAACTGATTTACTCATCAACCTGTCAACGCTTACCCAGCGCGGTCTGGCAAAGATGATTGGCTGTCATGAATCGAAGATAAGCAGAACGGACTGGAGGTTTATTGCTTCGGTCTTGTGTGCTTTCGGAATGGCATCAGACATCAGTCCGATTAGCAGGGCTTTTAAGTATGCACTTGATGGACTCACCAATAAAAAACGCCCGGTGTGCAAGACCGAGCGTTCTGATCAAATACAAATGGAATTTTAATAACATCCAACGAGGTAATTATATGCGAAAAACGCAGGAAAATAAACGCGTTAATCACCGAAAAGATGTGCTACGTGACCAGTTTTATCAGGGGGTTAATCCAGCAATAGCTGTGCCACTGAGAGAAATACTTAACAGGTACAAAACTTCGGAGAAGTCAAAATGAGCATGAATCTTATGGCTAAGGCCATGAATATAAAGGTTGGCAACCCACTGAGAAAACTGGTTCTGATTAAACTTGCCGATAACGCCAATGATAATGGCGAATGCTGGCCTTCATATCAACATGTCGCTGACCAGTGTGAGGTGAGCAGATCGACAGTAAAAAGTCACATTAGGGCACTGGAAGAGATGGGGCTTTTGAAAAGGGAATTCAGAAGAAAAGGAGAGCTTAACCAGTCAAACGTTTTTTATCTGACGCTGGATAATGCACAACAAATCCAACCAGAATCAGGTGGGGCAGGAGCTGCCC